TAAATTTGGTATTGAGCAAACTAATGAAGTAACTTTAATAATTTCAAAGGAAAGATTTGAGAATTATATTTCTCCTTTGATGAAGAATGAGGACAATATAAAACTATCAACTAGACCAAAAGAAGGAGATTTAATCTACTTCCCATTTGGAGATCGTTTGTTTGAAATCAAGTATGTAGAGCATGAGAAACCATTCTATATGCTTAAGAATACTTATGTTTATGAATTGCGTTGTGAACTCTTCCGTTACGAGGACGAAGTTATTGATACTGGTGTTGATGAAATAGATGATACATTAGAAGCATCAGAAGGTGTAGATGGTGCAGATTACGTAATCGGAACTACCCAAAAACTTACTCTTATCGGAGATGCTGTACAAGCAACTGCAGAAACAACACAGGTACATGGTGGTATCCAATATGTTACTGTAACAGATAGAGGTAGTGGATATACATATGCTCCACGAGTTGCAATTTCCTCTGCTCCTGCAGGTGGAGTAACTGGTATAGCAACTGCATATTTACTTGGTGGATTGTTTATTGGTGCTGGTTATGATGCTGCTAGTAATAAGAGTGTAGTTCAAGAAGTTAACCTAGTTAATCCTGGTTCTGGATATACTACAGGGCCTGAAATGCAATTCTATGGTGGTGGAGGAACAGGTCTTGCTGTTACTGCATATATGGCAAATGGAACCATTGGTATCGTTACTGTTACTGGAGGTGGTTCTGGATATACTACAGCACCATCCGTCACGTTTACGGGTCTCTCAACGGTCTCTGCTGCTGCTACAGCAGTTGTAAGTACCGCAGGTACTATATCTGCTATTCATATAACTAATGCTGGTGCAGGTTATACTACACCACCAACAATCAGTATTGCTGCTCCAATAGGAACAAGTACTGGAACCTTCGTATTCAATGAAATTGTAACTGGAGGAACAAGTGGTGCTACTGCAAGAGTAAGAACATGGAACTCTGTAACAAATGAAATAGAGATATCTAATGTAGAAGGAACCTTCGCTGTATCAGAGACTCTAACAGGTTCTACATCAGGTGCATCCCGTGTTGTAAGGTTAATAGACCTAACTAACTATGATGATGGATTTGGTGACAATGATACCTTTGAGACTGAAGCAGATGATATTCTGGACTTCTCTGAAGGTAATCCATTCGGTACTCCATAAATAAAGTGTCAGGTCTATAACTATGTTTGAATATTTTTATAACGAAATCTTTAGAAAAACCATTATTAGTTTTGGTACACTGTTTAATGATATTACCATTAAACAGGAAGATTCTACTGTGAAAGTTCCTTTGGCATATGGACCTACACAAAAGTTTTTAGCAAGATTAGAAGAATCACCAGACCTTAATAAAAGAACATCATTGACATTACCGAGAATGTCATTTGAGTTTACTGGTCTTCAATATGATTCATCAAGAAAAGTAACTACAACTCAACAATTTACAGTAAAGGATAATACTACTGGAAAGAATACGAATAAAGCATATATGCCTGTTCCTTATAGTATGCAATTTGAGTTAAGCATCATGACCAAGTTGAATGATGATGCCCTTCAGATTGTTGAACAGATATTACCATATTTTCAACCACAATATAATTTAACAGTAAATTTACTTTCATCAATGAAAGAAAAAAGAGATGTTCCTGTAATACTTGAAAGTGTTACAATGGATGATCAATATGAAGGTAATTTTACTACTCGTAGAGTTCTACTTTACACGTTAAGATTTAGTGCAAAGACATACCTATTCGGTCCTGTTACTTCTGCTACCAAGGATATCATCAAGAAGGTTGGTGTCAAATATATGGCTGGTGGTGCTACATCTGTCGAAAGAGATGTTACATATACTGTTACTCCAAGAGCAACTAAAGATTATACAGGTGATGTTCTTACAAATCTTACAGAAGATATTGATGCATCACAGACCTCTATTACTGTAAATGATGGCAGTGCTCTTACTGCTGAAACCTATATTGATGTTGATGACGAGCAGATGTATATTAAGCAGATTGACAGCAACAAGATTATTGTTGACAGAGGTAGGGATGGTAGAACTGCTGCTGCACACGTTAAAGGATCTGAAGTATTAGGAATTACTGCTGCTGATGATGCACTTATAGAAGCAGGAGATGACTTCGGATTTAGTGGAGAGTTTACATGAAGATGAGTAATTTAGATGAAACTTTTGATATAGAATCAACTATTGTTCCATCGGAAAAGGTTGGTATAACTCCAGAGCAAAAACCTGATAGACTTACCAAATCTGATATTGATAAAGACTATGAATATACTCGTGGTAATCTTTACAGTATTATAGAGAAGGGTCAGGAAGCAATTAATGGTATTCTTGAACTTGCACAAGATAGTGAGATGCCTAGAGCATATGAGGTTGCAGGACAGTTAATTAAGAGTGTCTCTGATGCAACTGATAAGTTAATGGATTTACAAAAGAAATTAAAGGATGTAGAAGAAGAAACAAAAGTAAAAGGACCATCTACAGTTAATAATGCCTTATTTGTTGGTTCAACAGCAGAGTTACAAAAACTATTAAAGAACGGACTACCTAAAGATTCTAAATAACTTTGGGAGAGGAATCCCGAAGTACTTTCAGTATCCATAAAATGTCGGACAAGTTACCGTCGATAGATAATTTACCAGAGAGTAAATTACCTTCAGTCGATCAATTTATAACAGAAGAAGAAAAACTACCTTCGGTACAAGATTTCATAGAAAATCCCGACGAAAGTGATGAAATAGAAGCAGAGAAAGAAGAAGATGAAGCACCTGGTACACCTTGCTCTGTAGAAGAGTCACAAGATTTAACGGAGATAGTACGTCTGATAAATGACGTAAGAAAAGATATTCCAGATATTCCAGAAATAAAATATTACGACGAAGAATTAGAAAAACTTACAGAACAAGTTGAACTGGTTAGGGATAGTATTCCTGAAGTACCAGAGATAAAGTATTATGATGATGAGATTGCTTCCTTAAGAGAAGAAATAAATCAGAATGCTGCTGATATACCAGAGATAAAATATTATGATGAACAGGTAAATGACCTTGAGGAGAAGATTAGTGTCATTAAGGAAGCTATTGTAAGTCTTCCTGAACCAAAGTATTATGAGGCAGATTTAGAATCTCTTAAAGAAGACATTCTTGCAGTAAAAGAATCTATACCCGTATTTCCAAAGTGGGTTAATGAGGTTAATGAAGTTCCAGATTTTTCATGGATAGGGAAAACGTTTGGTGTTATTGATTCTGATTTTGTTAAGGTAGAGGATAAATTATCTTCTATTAGAGGTAGAATTGATCAAGAAGTAAAACATATCTTTGAGGAGATTGATGTAAAAGAGTTTGAGTCAAAGAATAGTCTTGATGAATTAACTACCAATTTTAATACAACAAGGGATAAAATATATAAAGAGTTAAGAGAAGCTGCTGTTAGAATACATGAAACCAAACATTCTTTTAGAAATGATGATAGATTACTGAAGAAAGATATACTTAGTAAATTTAATGTATTAAAACAGAGAGTTGAGGAAGAAGTAAAAGAATTTAATAGAAAAAATGTTGAAACTAAGGATATTTTTGATGGTTATTTTACTGCTCTGACGGAAGAGATTGCTAACTTACCTGAAGTAAAATATTATGATGAGGATGTTGATAAGTTAAAAGAAGATATTAAAAGTACTTCATCTAATATTTCAGAACTCTATAAAATTGTTGATGAGTTAAAAGGAAAGCAAGAGGTTTTAAAAGAAGAATTAGTTAATGATAGACCTATAACTCCTGATCCTGAAGAGAAGCAAGGTAAAGATCCTCTTACCCCTACAGACCAACAGTTTGCAACATTAAAAGATTTAGCAGCAAATTATAGATTATTTGTTAATAGGGTTGAGCAACAATTATATACCATAGGCGGCGGTGGTGCTGGATTCCTTAAGGATATGTCGGATGTCAATATCCGAACTGGAATTACAACTGGTGATTTATTAATCTATGGTGGTGGAAGTTCAGGACAAGATTGGGTTGGTATTGCAAGTACTGCATTAGTTACAGGTGGTGGAACTGGATATTTTGTCCAAAACTCAACAGGTATTCATACAACATCTAATGTAGGTATTGGAACTACAACAGCATCTGATGCTTTAACAATATTAGGAGATGTTAATGTTAATGGAGTTGTTACTGCTGTTAATGGATACTTTAGTGGAATATTAACTGCACATACATTCGAGAAACATGAAGTAACAGA